CCAGATTACCCGGGTACTCTAGGTACCGGGAACTCTTTAAAGCCCGATATGAGCGAGATATGAGCTTTTTTATTTGGCGCAATACCGGCGTTTCCTCTCCTGGGTCCCAAACGTCCATCATTCTTTATGTACCAGCAATTTTTCCTTTTTAAATTTTTCCATGTCAATATCGTAGACAATATTGAATGAAATGGAACGACGTTCCTGATTCTTGGTCCTGAATGGATAGGCCGTGTGATGAAGCCACGCCGGAAAGACATACATCTCTCCCACCTTGGGCGACACCTGCAGGTTATTCCTGTTGAACGCCTGCGGCGTTCCCGCAATGAACTGGATGTCACCAACCGCCGGATGATGGTCCTCGTTCTTGTATTCCTCCGCCAAACCTTCAGGCACCTTCAGGTAAAGAACACCTGATAAATCACCGGAGTGAATGTGCAGCGGATTAAAATCCCCAGCCCACTGGCTCACTCCCCACACTGTGAGGACCTGGCATCCCGTAATGTATTTCCTGTCGATGTTTGTCGTGCCAGGAGGAGCGTTCCTTAAATAAGGAAAAGTGAATTGATCTTCTGATCCCCGTAGGTCAACGGCAAGCATGCGGTGCGCCAGTTTGCTTAAGATATTATAAAAATTTTCTTCCTTCTTAATGAAGTCTCCGTCCAGCCTGAACTCCTTCTTGACATTTCCAGCCAGCTGCGCTGAGTAATCATATTTTTCTAATTTCTGGGGATCGGCGAGTATTTGATCGCAATGTTTATTCAGATTGTCCACGACATATGAAGGAATGGTAGTCCTCAGTATGACGGGCCCGAAAGGGATGAGAGTATCTATGCTAATTTGTTTTTCCACGGCTTTCTCCTTTTGTGTTTTTCTTTTTAATGGTGGCGTTAAAAGCGATGCTGATTCGCTGTCGCGATTTGTGCGGATTGGGGGTGACATCATGCAGTAAATAGGAAGGAAACAGCAATATGTCCCCGTCATGGGGGTCATGTCCAATCATGTTGGCGTGTGGCATGTGCGGAGGAATCATCCGGTACAGCTGCTCATGAGTGGAAAATCTAATGATGCCTGTTCCACCCCCTTGTACGTAGTAAACCCCGGACAGGTCAGCATGAGTCATGTAATGAGTGTGAAAGAGATTGGCCGAGCCTGGCTCATTCACGTTAGTCCAGTAGGTTATGTCCGCATCCAGTGGAATGTTGGGAAAATAATGATCCGTCCAGCTTGCAAGAATCATGCTGAGGGGCTTGAAAAGCTCCGTTTCACATTTGTATTTATGGACGCTTCTCCAGCATCCTGCGTTGGTGGACGGAAGTCCCTTGGGATCTTTTTCCCGCACCTTGGTAATTTCATTCATCAAAAGTTTGTTAAGATTCTCAGAATTTCCGTAGTTCTTGGTGAACAAGCGTGTGTCCTGTATTGGGACCTTGGACACTACTCCGTGATCTTTTACTTTCATTATTTTCTCCTTATCTTTAATCCCAAACGCATGCGCCTGCGATTTCTTCTTTTGTTAGAGCCTACCTTGCGTCTGCCCTTGTGCCTTTTTCTTTTTAGATCAGCCCTGCTCACGGCCCCACATATTTCTCTTTATATTTTTCAGAAATCTCCAAAGAACACTGCGGACCACATAAAAAGTTATTTTTATATTTAAGAGAAGGATACCACGTCTTAGAGAGCGAATATCTCCATTCATTTCCGTCAAACCATTCATCACAGTTGAAACACTGGAATTCAGGTGCCGTACCGCCTTTAGGTCCCGGTCGCACGCTCTTCGGATCATAGTCCTCCCCTTTCTTATACCCCACAGAGGCCTTCGCATTCATCCGCAAACTCCTCGTCGAACGTTTCGCCGAAAAGATCTTTTTGTTTTGGTTTCTCCTGGAAGTCTATTGTTCTTAGAGGAACCGCTGACTTGTGCAGGAACAGTTCCGCCGTGGTGTTCTTCAGTCCGTGCCTTATCTTGTCATCAACCTCGCACGCGTCCTCAAAGTCCACTGGATAGTTCTTTTGCATGTTCTTCCACTGGTCATTGTGATGGTAAGGACACCCTATGCAGGATGATTTCCCCGGCATTGGATGCTTCTTCATGTCACGGTACCATTGTAAACAGTCGGCCCTTGACATTTTCATTTCTATGAGTGGCCAGCGTGATTCCAGCCAGTACATTCTGGCCTTCTTCATGCGCATCGCCTCGTCCGTTGAGATGCCAATCCACTGTTCCACGATTGTTCCTTTCTTCACCCGGTGGCGTGGTTTTATACCCAGTATTTCCCGCATCTTCTTCTGGATGGGGATGACCTTGTAATCATGGGTGCACTGGCGATAAAGCATTCCAACCTTTCCACCGGGACGTGCCGCAAATAGTGGTGGATTTGGTACACGTCCGGCGAAAGATTTCCACTCATCATTAGACCCCTTACTGGGGTTCGCCGCTCGAATAAGATCCTCACGGATGTTGCTCCGTTCAACGGTAATGATGGGGCAGATGGTTATTGCTTTCTTGAGATATTCAACGTGCTCGTAAACGAACGACGGTTCCCATCCCGTATCGGCAAAGATCATGTAATCCGGTTTGTGTTTTGTCAGTCCTTCTTGCGCCATGAGTGCCAGACAGGATGACTGAACCCCCGCCCCGAGCGATAATATGCGGAGGGTTGGTTCTCTTCTTTTTCCTTCCTCGTCAAAGTATTCCGGCTCTTTCGTAGCAGCCACAGCGGCCATTGTATTAAGGGTTTTTTTATTAGGCTTAAGTTTCGTAGACATTTCCTCCAAAAGCTTTCGCCTTTCAAATTCCATTTGTTCTGGGTTGATCGCAAATCCATGTTTAACTCCATCGGTTCGTTTCTTTCCTTGGGCTCGGTACCCGGGTTTTTGGTCACTTTTAGCTGTCATTTAGTTCTCTCAATGTCTGGATTATTTTTTGCGTATAATATACGTCTTCCGCGTAAATTGCAAGTGTCATGGCCAACTTTTCAAGGTCAACTAAGTCACTGATATGCTGCTTCATTCTCTCTTCCCTGAAGTCTTTATAATGATGGTTATTATTCAGTAATTCGATATAGTAGGATATGGATTCACACTTGGTCTCAAAGATCCTAAGCCCCCAGCTAGCATTAGGTACATTAAGCGGCTTCATTTGGTCATCTGATGGGTCAAAGGTGCGAATCCCTAACAAATTGTTACCAATTGTTGCAAACCGTGAACGTCCCCACTCGGACTCATGAATTGCCTGCGCCACAACTAAATCCACTGGAATCCTGTTTTTCTCATCCTCCATGGAATTCAAGTGCAATGTGCATTCCTCTACGTTGGTTATGAATTCCTCATTGTTCATGTAGGTCATGCTTGGATTAAAGCAAAAGCATATAAGCATCGTACTACACAGCCAGTTCATTCTTCCTCCTTTGGTTTATATACATATACATCGCACTTACAATTAGGGCAGGATAAATTAGTAACCATCTCATAATTATCATCATCTTCTATATCGTGATCTCCACCCCATATTAATTCGGTTTTACAATGCCAACAGTTCATCCGCCCCAACTTTCACCCATATCAGTATCAACCTTGGATGGAACGTGAAGGTCAACACAATTTTCCATGATCTCCTTGATGTCTTTTACTTCTTTCTCGTTCTTGACTGAACAGTCCAATTCGTCATGCACCTGAATAAGGGGAACGATTCCTAGCTGCTCATAAATATCGACCATGGCCTTTTTGGTTTGATCCGCAGCTGAACCCTGAATCAATCGGTTCAGTGCCTTGTATGTGTAAGCCCTCTTGATTGCCATTCCGTGCTCTGTCTTTGCCTGATTGAAAGGAAGCGCCTTGTGAACTCCCCACGTAACCGGTTCCCACAAGTCAAAGCGGCATTTTCTTCCCATTAAGGTCCTGATGATTCCTCTTTCATTTGCCCTATTCATGACAAATTCCAGCATTCCCTTCATGAAAGGGACCCTGTCATGAAAGGAATTCATCATTTTCTTTGCCTCCTGTGGGTCCATGTCCAGCTCTCGAGCCAGTTTGTTATATCCCATACCATAAATGACACCAAGCCCTATGGTTTTGGCCAGTTTCCTGTTTATTCCTGCCATGTCAGCGGTTTGCTGGTGAAAATCCAAGTCCTCTTTTTGGTATGCTTCCTGCACCTCCACTGCTCCGTCTTGTTTTGCCACCCTTGCGAAGTGAGTTAAAAGCCTGGGCTCTTGCTGCGAGTAGTCCGCCTTGAGCCAGTACTCCCCACTCTCCGGGATGAAAAGTTTCCTAATGTCGGAAGCAAATTGTCCTCTGCTTGGGACCTGCTGTAAATTGGGGTGATTGTAACTGAAACGACCACTAACAGCCCCACCACTATCAGAGCGTATTTGGTTAATGTGTGAGTGTATTCTTCCATCTTTCTGGTACTTTAACATACCGTGGAGAAATGTTCCCTGTAATTTATTAAGTTCTCTTGCCTGGGTAATCAAACGAGGCAACTCATGGGGATGATCTGTAAGGAATAATTTAGTGAAAGAAGGTGCATTTGTCTTTTCTGTCCTGTCATACGGCAGGTTCAAGGCGTCAAAGGCTTTTGCGATTGAAGCCGCCGACCATATCTCCACATTAAGATTAGTAAGATCCCTCACTCTCTTCAGTAATTTCTTTTCTTTGTTCTTAAATCGTTCTATAAGGCGCATGGATTTTGGGATATCCACCCTAACTCCCCTCTTCGTCATGCTGAGAATGACGTTGATCAGCTTGCACTCCATGTCATAAACGGTTTCCAACTCATCCTTGGCAATTTCCCATGACAATTTTTCGTGAAGTTTTAAAGTCAGCCTTGCGTCCGCCTCTGCGTACTCACCAGCAAACTGCGCCGGCATCTTGTACATTTCGCTCTTAGGGTCCACGCCAAAAGCTGCCGCGGCCTCTTTCAACTTAATTTCATTTTTATACTGTCCTAGGTAATCACCTGCAATGCTATTTAAGGTGTAGGAGAATCTGTTTTCATCAATAAGCGCCATAGCCACCATAGTATCATGGAGTCGACCCTTGACTTCTATCCCCAAGGTAGTAAGCCATCCAATGTCATACTGTGCGTTATGAAACACTTTCTCAATTGAACCGTCTTCACATATGGACTTAATGTATCTGATAACTTTCTTTTCATCCATATTACCACTCTCATGCCGGATGGGATAATATCCTGAAAATCCATTCGCTGAAACGGCTATGCCAATCACATATCCCCTCTTGGTAGGCCATCCTGGGCCTTCCTTTATTAATTCCGTATCACATGTCTCCAGATCAATTGCCACGCAATCATGCATGGATAGGTCCGGAAATGTAGTGGGAGCAACCCACTCTGAATCTACTGATGGTGGAAATAGGCTTCTCATTTATTCTCCTTGTTTAATTTTTTAATGTATTTCCGGGTTATTTCTCCTTTGATTTCTCCCCTCGACTTAGGATATTTATCCTCCAAGAGAAGCTCGGCATAATGGATAACTTTCTCGATGTCCTGTCTTCCTCCCTTGATGCTATGCCTCGTAATGTATTTCACAATGTTTCCCTCATACCAACCCAGTTTATTCTTGACGATGTAATGGCTTGGCTGGATTGCCATTCTCTTGTAATGATCTCCCCCTATCTGTTTTTTATGGGCACTCATATATGAAATCCTCCATAATCCTGTGGCTGCACTACATGTAGTGTCTCCTTGGCTCTGGTGACCCCTACATAGAACACCCTGCATTCATTATCGGGATCTCTGTGCATTGCCAATCGGGCTTTCCTCGACATATCAGTAAGGAGCATGACATTATCGGCTTCTCCCCCCTTGGATGCATGGATAGTACTAAGCTGTATTCTTGGTTCAGCCGTAAGCGAGTAGTTTCTTGCTTGCATGGCACGGATAAAATCCTTGTCATCATTGCCCACTTTATCAAAAGCTATGTCCCAAGGCTGTCCCGCCACCTCTCCCATTAATCCCTGGTGCATTACCAATTCTTCAACACCGTATCTCTCCTGGGTGGCTGTTTTTAATTGCTTGTAGCCATGCTCTATTCCAATCTGCGTGGACATGTAGGAATAAATACTCTTGACATCCTCCAGTTCTATTTCATCCCCTTCGGTTAATTTTCCCCAGCAGTCAACGGCGTTTAATAATTTTTTAGAGACAGGCAGTCTTCCATTTCTCGTGTATACTATTCCTTCGGAACGTAAATCGTCTTCCATTCTCGTAAGAAGATACTGTGTTCGACCTTGTATAAGCCACGTTCCTTCTGCGGATAAGTCCACGCTTCCAGGAACACTGTGGTATTGTACCAAACCTTTTTTATTTGTTCCTTTCCATTCCTTCGGGTGCCGGTATTCCACGCGGTTTATAATTTCCTGTGATAAATTTTGAACAGAAATTGGACATCGATAAGATTGTTTAAGGACTTTCTTGTTTCCTTTAAGGTTAATGAAATGATTTGGATCGGCTCCCGCAAATCCATAGATGGCCTGATCATCATCCCCTCCATAGTATATCTTTTGAACATTTTCCTTTAGCTTATCAATCATGTTTAATTGCAATCGGCACAGGTCTTGCGCCTCGTCCACAAAAATAACGTCGAGAGGAGGAACCATTCCTCCTTCATTATAATTTTCAATCATGTCAGTAAAGTCAATCAAATGCCTTTCTTTTTTATATTTCTCAAACGCCTCGTGGGTCCACTTAAGTTGTGGCCAGTGATGTGCCATATTTTTTTCATTGTAATATTCCTGAAGACTTAGGCAGCGCATCCTAGCTTGGTTAACAGCAGTTAAAAGTTCATTGTCAACTGTTATGATTCCTGAGCCATCAGGTCCCTCACCTATGAATCCTAGATTCATCCCAAATTTACTGGCAAATTCCTTATAATGTTTCTTGGACATGACCTGTGATTTAGATAGGCCTAGTTCATGAAACGCCAAGGAATGCAGCGTTCTGAAATAAGGAAGATGCTGTTCTTCCAGATTAAAGTTTTCCATTGCCCTCTCCCTCGCCTCGTTAGCCGCTTTCTTCGTGAAAGTGACAAACGCGATGCGGTCCGGATGAACCCCTCTTGCCATCTCCTCTTCCGCTAGGGTAAGAAGCGTGTGTGTTTTTCCTGTACCAGGTGGTCCGTATATAATATTATCTGCTGGCATTTTCTTCCTCATATACTTTCAGTATTAATTTACAATCATCAGGTGTAACACCACTTTTCCTGTTATTAAATTCCCAGGTGCAAAAGACAATGTTACCTTCTTCATAAGGAAGTCTAGGGTCTATACGATCAACAGATATATTAGTAGGTCTGCTTCTCTTCCAGCCTTCTCCAGTTGAGCGTTTAGTGGTTAGCTCAACTCCAGTATATCTACAATAAGAACCATATTCTTTTTTATGCTTATAATATAATTCTAAAAGATGATCCCTGTTTTTAAGATTATATGAAATGCCTCTAAATCTAATTGACTGCCATATATTATTAAAGTATCCTTTTTCTGACTCTACATATTTTAAATCAGTTATATTTCTCTTTGATTTAGAATGGAATGTCATCGTCTTTTTCTCCTTTCACCTCATGTTTTGAATCCGGTTGCTGGTATGCAGGAACCCACCATACACGAATAAAATTCTTTTTAATATTCCATCTATGGGACCTCTCTGAATCCTCCAACTTCTCACCCTCTTTCAAACTTTTTGTTTGAACGTCTCTCAGTCTGGTAATAACCTGCCCTATGTTATAGTCAGTAAATTTATGCCTAGCCAGAAAATCCATTAGATCATTCAGACGGAAATAGGTTTTTCCCTTCTCCGTCCACGGCTTATGAAACTTAAGGTCATCACGTGTAAGGGCCTGCGCACGGCCAGTGCAAAACTCCTGGAGGAAAGTCTCGAACTGACCGGAGACAGAGCCATCATCAGAGGCGTCGATTTCGACCATGTCCTTGCTTTGCATTAAGGCATCAATCTTATCGGTCCACGATGATTGCTTTTCAAAAGGAGGCATGGTGTTTAAAACATTCATGCATATCCTTTGAAACTTTTGTTGGTTCTGTAGCTCTTCTGTTTGTAATTCCAATCTGGTGTCCCCCACCTGCAAAAACCACACAGGAGGTTCAGTTTTTAATTTTGACAGACCTGTGATTTCAAGAGGACCATTTCCCCCACCTATTCCGTGCTTTCTGGTTCGGCACAGCTTGGCGTTGCAGTAGGCATTTATGGGTGGCTCCTTGCATCTGTAATTATAAGACTTTTTCTCCAGTTGTTTTTGAACTATGACCACTTCCTGCGCACCAAGTGGAGGGTTCATGTAATCACGGTTATGCTCCTCCAGTAAAGATTTCCAGTTGTCGGGATCAAACTTTCTGAGGTAAACCCCAATGTTAAATAGTCCGTTGTTTCTTGTTCCTTCAGGGAAGCCTTGGGTGCACAGTTGCTGAAGGCATGGCGGGCCATCCTTTATGACCTCCTGTGATATTTCTATTAAAATTTTACTTATGTCTGAAATGACATGATGTTGATACAGGTTTATGAATTCCTGCAGTGTTGCTGCCGTGCCGTCGTCCTTGTAGGCATATCGTTCGGTTTCTTTGGCATTGTAATAGGGTAAGTTTAAAAAATTTCCCAAGTCTCCCTTTTCAAGAAGAATGCTGGATTGTTTGGGGAACAGTTCAGCGTTGGCATAGCCGATGCTGGCTGAAATTTCTTTTAATTTTTCTCTGACCAGTTTAGCTGCGATTGGTTTAACAAAAAATATAAATAGATGAAGCCCACCACTCTTTGACCGGCAAGGAACGATGGGCAGTTTAAGTTTTCTTATGGAAGATATTATTTTATTATAATCAATAGGATAACTATCAATATCAATGCAACCCCACTTGGAAGTGTTATCAGCCCTAATAGGAATGATCCCCAAAGAAGGGCCTTTCCCAGC